GTAATTCTAGAACAACTTCTACCTTACCTTGGAGAACGTCGAGCCTACAAAGCATTAAATGCTTTAGACGATATAGAACTCTAATTAATTAAAATGGCTTTTCAATCTTCTGTAAACCCAGCACAGCTTACTCAGCTGGGTCAATCTAATCTTGCGGGTGATACCCGTGCTCTCTACTTGAAGCTTTTCAGTGGAGAGATGTTCAAAGGTTTCCAACATAACACCATCGCTCGTGATCTGATCATGAAGCGTACTCTTCGTAACGGTAAGTCGATGCAATTCATCTACACCGGTCGTACTAAGAGTGAGTTCCATACTCCTGGTAACAGCATCCTGGGTGACAGCAATAATGCACCTCCGGTGGCTGAGAAGACCATCACTGTTGATGATCTGCTGATCAGCTCCGCATTTGTGTATGAGCTAGATGAAGTTCTGTCTCATTATGACCTCCGCTCCGAGATTTCTCGTAAGATTGGTTATGCTCTGGCTGAGAAGTATGACCGTTACATCTTCCGTGCTATCACTCGCGGTGCACGTTCTGCATCTCCTGTGTCTGCTACTGGTTATGTTGAACCCGGTGGTACTCAAATCCAAGTTGGTACTGGTGCCGGTTCTGAAGCTGATGCCTATGATTCTGTTAAGCTGGTTGCTGCATTCTATGATGCTGCCGCTGCTTTGGATGAGAAGGGTGTGTCGATGGATGGTCGCGTGGCTGTTCTCAACCCCCGTCAGTACTATGAGCTGATCCAAGCTATCGGTACTAATGGTCTTGTGAACCGTGATGCACAAGGTACTGCATTGCAGTCTGGACAAGGCATCATCGAGATCGCTGGTATCAAGATCTACAAGTCCATGCATCTTCCTTTCTTCGGTAAGTATGGTGTGAACTATGGTGGTGCTGTTGCTAATCCTGGTAACACTGGCTCCTTCATTGGTGAAACCATCGAAGATGCTTCCGGTGCTACTGCTGGTGTTAACAACGACTACGGTACTGCTGCCGAAGTTGGTGCCACTTCTTGTGGTTTGATCTTCCAACGTGAAGCTGCTGGTTGTCTGGAAGCTATCGCCCCTCAGGTGCAAGTCACCAGTGGTGATGTTTCTGTTATCTATCAGGGTGATGTGATCCTTGGTCGTCTCGCCATGGGTGCTGACTACCTGAATCCCGCTGCTGCTGTTGAGCTTTATGCTACCAACACTGCACCTGCTGCATTCTGATTTTATTTAAGGGAGTCCTTTCGGGGGCTCCTTTTTTTTAATTTTTTATTGAGAATAAAACTCATTATCAATTATGCCTTATCCTACTACTGGCCCAAACACCGAATTACAAGCTGTTAATCAGATCCTGGCGTCAGTTGGTCAGGCACCTGTAAACACGTTGACAACTGAAACTACATACGTTCAAGAACAAACTGGTAGCTTTATTGGTTCTATTACTGGTACTGTATTGAGCACAGATGAAGTACTAGATATGGGTACTTTTATTTCTGGTACTGGTGTAACAATGAACACCAGTGTTGTTACAGCATCATCTCCTAGTGCTACATCTTTTGACTATGACTACACACTTAACTTGTCGTCTAGTGCAACTGGTAACATTACACTTAACAAAGCTGTAGTTTCATATAGAGTAGAAACTCAAACCAACCCGGACGTTGCGATTGCTTATAATACTTTAACAGAAGTCACACGTGAAGTACAGTCTGAAGGATGGGTTTATAATACAGAACGTAATTACACAGGGTTCCAACCTGATGTAGTAACTAAAAAAATTGTTGTACCTAATAATGTAATCCAAGCAGATCTCAGCCAAGACCACGTTAATAATCTTGGTCGTAATATCGTGAAGCGTGGTGGTAATGTTCTTTATGACACTATTACTCACACTGATGTATGGGATACAGATGAGACAATTTACTTAGATATTTTGTGGGAGTTTGAATATGAAAACATCCCCCAACCTATTCAATCTTATATCGTAGCACGTGCTGCTGCTATTGTATCAAGTAGAGTTGTAGGTGATCCTAATCAATTCCAAATGTTACAACAGAAAGAAGCTTATGCTAGAGCAATGGCTCTTGAGTATGATTGTAATCAAGGCGATCATAGCTTCTTTGGTGCACCAGAAAACGGTAACTACTACAAAGCTTACAGCCCATTTAATACCCTGATTCGATAATGGCAGCAATTACTCAATTAGTTCCTAACTTCCTAGGTGGTGTATCTAGGCAGAATGACGACAAAAAAA